TTCCTACCGCGCGATGCCGTGGAAGCGCGCCAAGGCCTTGCCGCCGCCCTGCAATGCGCTGTTCGAGGCGTGCTTCCGCATCCAGCGTGAAGCCTGCGAAGCGGCCGGCCGGCATGTGCCGATGATCGTCGAGAACGTCCGCGGTGCGCAGCCGTGGGATTGCGAAGCGGCCAGGAAATGGTCGTCGAAAGATCCGCGTCGCAAAAGATGGAGTGCCGAGATAGCCAGGATCCCGTTGCCGCTGTCGCGCTACATCGCGGCGACGTTCCGGCCTCAAATCGCGGAGGCCGCCGAATGACCCACCACAACGCCGAGCGCGGACCATGGCTGACGCCTGGCATCACCGAGCGGCTGGAGGAGCTGCATGCGGTGTTGGGCATGGGCGAACTCAGCATGACCGAGATAGCGAACCGGCTGAGCGACGAGTTCGGCGCCACCGTGACCCGCAACGCCGTGATCGGCCGTTGCCGGCGCCAGGGCCTGCCGAAGCGGATGCTGCTCAAGTGGTCGAATCCGGCGGGCCTTCGGAAGCGCAAGCGGCGACCGCGCCGGCGTGTGGCTGTCGAACCGATGCCGATTCTGCCAGTCGAACCCACCGCGCCGATCGGCAAGCCAATGACGATCTATCAATTGCATGATGGCAACTGCCACTTCCCGCTCGGCGAGACCTTTGCCCGGCCGCCGTATTTTTACTGCGGCAAGCCGGTGGCGCGCGAGGGCTGTTTCTGGTGTCCGGAGCATTACGCCAGGACGCATGTGGTGGCGAGGGAGAGGGCATGACACGCGCCCTTAAATTCGTGCGCTTTGCTGCCATTGAGGATCATCTGTGCCTCGGCTGGATGGTCGCGATCCCGAACGGGCCGATGCATCACCATCACTATGGCATTGAGATGAAGTGGATTTGCGACTGCGATATTCCGGGGGCGATATGAACTATACGGATTTCCTCGCCAACAAGGCCATACGCGCGAAAGAGCGCGGGCTGTCTAACGTGCCGAAACTGGCGGAACATCTGTTTCCGTTCCAGCGCTTATGTGTCGAGTTCGCATTGCGGGCAGGATCTGCCGGCAATTTTCTTTCTACCGGTCTCGGCAAGACTGCCTGCGAGCTTGAATGGTGTGCCCATACGGCCGAGGCGTCGAATGGCAAAGCGTTGATTCTGGCGCCGCTTTCGGTTGGATGGCAGATTGCAAAAGAAGCGAAGCGGTGGGGCTACGACGCCCGAGTGATCCGGGATCAGTCCGAGGTAAAAGCCGGGATCAATATCTGCAATTACGATCGGCTGGATAAGCTGGAGCCTGCAGCGTTCGGCGCGGTAGCGCTCGATGAATCGAGCATACTCAAGTCTTTCGGCGGCAAGACTTCCAGATCGCTGATCGAAGCATTCTCAAATCATCGTTTCCGGCTGTCCGCAACGGCCACGCCGGCGCCTAACGATCATATGGAGCTGGGCCAGCAATCGGATTTTCTCGGCGTCATGCCTTCTTCCGAAATGCTGATGCGTTGGTTCATCAATGATACTTCCACTGCCAGCCAGGAATGGCGTCTGAAGCGGCACGCGGTCAATGATTTCTGGGACTGGTGCGGGTCGTGGTCGCGGATGGCGGAAATGCCGTCCGATCTCGGTGACGACGATACGGGATTCATTCTTCCTCCGATGAAGATCGTCCGCCATCGCGCCGAGCCGTCACCGATCAAGGGCGCAGATCTGTTCGGCATGGTCGATATGTCGGCTACGTCCATGTTTAACGTCAAGCGCAAGACGGCGGACGCACGCGCCAGAGCGGCGGCGGCATTGGTCGATCGTTCTGAACCATGGATGCTCTGGGTTGATACCGACGCCGAGGCCGCTGCCGTTTGTGCGCTGTTGCCAGAGGCTGGCGAGGTCCGCGGATCGCATTCACCCGAGCAAAAGGAAACGACGCTGCGTGCGTTTGCCGACGGATCGTTGCGCGTCCTGGTCAGCAAGCCTTCGATTTGCGGGTTCGGTTTAAACTGGCAGCATTGTGCCCGCACTGCATTTGTCGGCCGGACATTTTCATACGAGGCCTGGTATCAGGCGGTACGTAGGTTTTGGCGATTTGGCCAGCAGCGGCAAGTCGAGGTTCATCTGATCGTGGCCGAGGGCGAAGAAGCGATTGCCCGTGTGATCGATCGCAAGGCTGATGATCACGTCACGATGAAAACCGCGATGCGGGCGGCGATGATTCGTGCCAACGCAAAATCTGTCAATCGCAAAATCTCCTACGTCCCAACTCACAAGGCGAGTGTACCGGCATGGCTGTAACTGCGCTCGATAGCGTTCACGGAGATGACTTCTGGGCTATCCACGGTGACTGCGTTTCTGTGACCGAACAGCTTGATTCGGAGAGTATTGGCTTTTCGATCTATTCTCCGCCGTTTCAGAATATCTTCGTCTATTCCGACAGTGAAGCCGACATGGGCAATTGCACGTCGGACGAAGAGTTCAACCGGCACTATCAGTTTCTCATCAGTCAGCTTTACCGGCTGACCAAACCAGGCCGGCTGACGGCTGTGCATTGTTCGGATCTGCCGTCTTCGAAATGGAAGGACGGCGTCATCGGCCTGAAGGATTTTCCCGGCGACATCGTCCGCGCCCATCAGGCCGAGGGCTGGATTTTCCATTCCCGCGTTTGTGTCTGGCGAGATCCTGTCGTCGAGATGACTCGTACCAAGGCACTGGGGCTGCTCTACAAGCAATTGAAGAAGGACAGCACTCGCAGCCGTATGGGTATGGCGGACTACGTTCTGGTATTTCGCAAGCCCGGAGACAATGCCGAGCCGGTGGAACAGATGCCGGACAACTTCCCGGTGTCGCAATGGCAGCAATGGGCATCGCCGGTCTGGATGGACATCAACCAGACCAACACGCTCAACGTCCGGATGGCGAAAGATGGGGCTGACGAAAAGCATCTATGTCCGTTGCAACTCGACCTGATCGAGCGCGCTTTGACGCTGTGGAGCAATCCCGGCGATGTCGTGCTTTCGCCGTTCATGGGCATTGGTTCAGAAGGCGTTACCAGTCTCAAGCTGCGCCGCAAATTCATCGGGATCGAATTGAAGCTGTCCTATTTCGAGCACGCTTGCCGGTATCTTGAAGCGCAGGAACGGCAAGCTGATCTGTTCATTCAGGCGACGGAGGTAGCATGAGTCTGCAGAGAATGGACGCGAGAGCATTACAGCAGCAGATCGCGAACCTGTATCTGGAATATCCCGAACTGCGCGACGACGACGATATGCTGCGGGCCGACATGCTGGAGGGATCGACCGACCTGCATCAAATGGCCACGGTGATCGTCAATTCCATCGCGGACGCCAGGGCACTGTTCGAGGGGACGGATGCGAGGCTGGACGAGCTGAAGGCGCGCAAGGCCCGCTTCAAGATGCGGATCGAGTTCCTGCGCGCGATGCTGCTCAGGATCATGCAGTTCGCCGAGGTCAGGAAGCTCGAGCTGCCGGTGGCGACGGTGTCGCAGCGCACCGGCCAGCCGCAGATCACCGGCGACGTGTCGATCGACAACCTGCCGATGGATCTCTGCAAGGTCACGGTAGAACCCGACCGCGTCAAGATCCGCGAGGCGCTGCTGGCATATCGCGAACTGCCCGGCATAACGCTTTCCAACGGGCCGCCGATGCTCGCCATCCATCCGAAGTGAAGGAATGCGCTAATGTACAAGGGCAGTAGCGATAAATTGACTTACATCGAACGTGTAGCATCGCATGCCACCAAGGAACATCCGAGCGGCCGTATTGACGCGATTCCCACCAATGCCGAGCAACCGGTGGAGTATTTTAACGCGCTTTGCGATCAGTATAAAATATTAGCTGAGAATTACAAATCTCTGATGGCTGACGCGACAATGCTTCGCGCAAGATTAAAGCTTCGGCTTTCCCATGACGAGTATCATAGGGTGCAGGGACAATATGACGTTGTTGGAGGTCAGATGCACAGCATCCAGCAACAGTTTTCGGAACTACGCCCTATGATCCGCGCTGCCCGCGGCGAAGCGACAGACGCTTTTATGTGGTTCATGGCAAAGTCCATTCTGCAACAGGAAGATGTTTGGCAGATTGAAAATCAGTGCGCGCGCTTTGCGGCGGAACATCTCTATGTCCCACCTGGCTTGAGGGCGAAGAGTGTTGGCGAAAGGGATGGAGATTCGCATAAATCAAAAGCCAAGGCGAACAAGCGCAACCTGCGGAGGAGGCATTCGCACGAAAACTTCGATAAGGCAAAGCGTGAGGGCCTTGTCATGTACGACACCAGCGATTTCAAACAGGACAAGGCGCAACGCTACACGCTTTCGCTTCCAATCGAGGATGCGAAGAAACGTCTCGCTGCTCATTTCAACAAGCGAGGGAAATGACATGAATGAAGTTGTAGTCCGAACGCCTGAACTGGTTCCGACGACCATGGCGGAAGCGATGCGGCTTGCCGAGATGATGGCCACTGCAAAGCTGGTTCCGGTTGGTCTGCAGAAATCGCCTGCCGACTGTCTGATGGTGATTCAGCAAGCAGTCCGCTGGCAGATGGACCCGTTCGCCGTTGCGCAAGAATGCAGCGTCATTCAAGGCAAGCTGATGCATACGGGCAAGCTGGTCGCTGCGGTGGTGAATGCCCGCGGCAATCTGACCCAGCGGCTGTCGTTCGAATATAGCGGCGAAGCAGACAACAGGACTATCGTCGTGAGCGGCCAACTGCAGGGAGAGCCGTCACCCCGCACCGTGGAGGTCGTCCTGAAGAATGCAAGGACGCAGAACAAGGTCTGGCTAACCCAGCCGGACCAGCAACTGATGTATCACGGCGTGCGGGTGTGGGCACGTCGCCATACACCCGAGCTGATGCTTGGCGTCTATTCGCCGGAAGATTTCGATGAGGTGGCCCCAGCGCCGCGACCAGAGGCAAGGCGGCCACCGCAGGTCACGGCCAGCGCTACCGGAGAGATTGCAGAGGATACAGGGATACAGGATGGTGTAGAGGGCGATGTCGTCCTGTCGACACTGGACGATCTGTCCGAGCGCGATCAGGGGCGGGCGGCCTACCTCGAGGAGTGCCGGGAGAAGATCCTGGGCTACGAGAACGGCGATGTTGCCGTGCTGAAATGGTGGGCATCCGAGCCACAACACAAGGCGCGGCGAGCCTTCGCATTGACCCAGGGCGAGGTGGACTATCTGAAGAATCTGGTCAGTTCCAAGCTTCCGAAGAGGACTGCATGAACCTGTCCTTCATCAACTTCCACATGCAGGATTACCAGCGCGACACGCAGCAGCTGCCGCTTGAGGGCCACGGTGCGTATTTCCTGTTGCTGCAACATTGCTGGAGCCATGGCCACATCCCACCGGACAATGTTGCCAGGGCTGCGATCTGCAAGGTGTCGGTGCAACGGTGGCGCCGTGAACTGGCACCCTTGGTTGCCGGCTATTTTGACGACAACGGCCAGAACAAACGCGCCACAATTGAAATCGTCAAGGCGGAGCGAGCCCGGTTGCGGCAGGCGATGGCAGGTCATAATGGAGGTGTCGAGGCGGCGAGGAGGAAGGCGCTCAACAAGGAAATTGTCCAAGCCACGGCTACAGCCACGGCCAAGCCACCGCTAGACCACGGCTCAAGCCATGGTGCAGCCATGGTGAAGCCACTTAAGAAAGAAGATATAACTTCTTCCTTTTCTGGTACTGCGCGCGCGAGGGAAAACCCAGCAAAATCAATATTGCCAACCGACGATCTCGCCACCGTGGTGCAAAAAAAAGGATGGGTTCCGTCATGAAAAACCCTCGCTCGCTACGGCGCTGTTTGGTAGCGCGCTTCGCTCGGGTTTTTCGCACGAGAGCGGTGCAGCCATGAGCAGCAGCGAGAGTAATTTTGCGTGGCGGGCTGCGCAATTTTACGGACCAGATGTGGTTCAAAGAAGCAGGCCGGAACGGATCGAGTGGTTACGGGGCCGGATCGCTGCACAGGAAGGATTGGGCCGGGACGAATATGCCGCTCATCGGGCAATCTGTATGGTTTGCCAGAATGGCGACCCGTTCTGTCTGCAAGCCCTCTCAACGACACCGGCCCAGATCGAGCACTCGAAAAAGATCAGTTTCATGCGCTCGCTGATCCACAGCGAGGAAAAGGACGAGGCCTATGCGCAAGCGGTGCGGGGCAATCTGTATGGCGTGTCAGGTCGGCGTGTCGAGTACCGGGATCACGTCGATGGCTTTTGCGCCTATTGGCAGAACGTCAGACATCGCAAGTTCGCGTCCGTCGATTGGAAATGCGAGCAGTGCGGCCGCGCTGGTGCGTTGGACGCCCATCATCTGCATTATGACACGCTCGGGTTTGAAGATTTGCACGATCTTCAAGCGCTCTGCCGCGGTTGTCACGAGAATGCTGATCGCGTGCGCGCAGCAGATACCCGATATAATAACGCTTGGAACACCTACATGCGGAAAAAATACGGCGATGACTACTGGATGAACGACCATGATAACGATGGGTTCGGTGAGTGGCTTGAAAGCAAGCAAGAAAAAGATGCTTGGTGAGCCATTGCCTGAAGGCCAGCCATGCTAACCGCAGTTCGCCCATTCCGCGGCTACAGCGTGCGCGACCTGCACGCTTGCGCCGACCGCGAAGCCAGACGGCGGCAACGGGTCTATCCAAACCGCATCCTCACCATGCGCATGCGCCGCGACGCCGCCGAACTCGAACTCGACCTGATGCTGGCCATCGCCGAGCACTTCGCCGAGCTCGCGGAACGGGAGCGGCTGATATGACGGAGAATAAGAAGATAGACGGTTCACTCGCAAACTATCTGGCTGACGCGGTCGGACATTTTGCAAGACTGGAGTGCGAACTTGCCTATCTGCAATGGCTCCTGTGTTATCGCGATCTGTCTGGCGATGGCCGCATGGTAAGAAAACACTGCCGCAATCTGCTTCACGCCATTGAGATGGTCGACCATTTTATTCATGAGGCTGATGGTGATGACAAGAAAGTCGTCAGCATCGAAGAGCAACGCAAAAAGCCATGACCCACCGCAAACCCTGCGATCCAGCCTCATCGGCCCAGGCCGTTCTCATGACCGTGGCGCAACTATCCCGGCAACTACCGGATCAGGAGGCGATGATGGATGCATTCGAGCGTCGCAGCCAGAAGCAAACGCAGTATCGTGGCAGGGTTTCGATGGAGGTGGGCGATCCGGGTTTTGCTCCGTTGGCAAAGCTCCACAAGGATGGCTACCACGTCCACGTTTATCTCGACGGTGTCAGGCAGCCCTTGTGTGAGGCGGCCGATCCGGAAACGGGATGGCTCAAGCGGATGCGCGTCCATGCTGATGGCGAGGCGGTGATCGTGAACAACCACTTTCAGTCCGAGGAGCTGCGCGGCGAAGTCGTGATCCGGCTGGAGCGCTGATATGAATTTTCCGGTGCAACGAATCCGGCGAGAGGGTGAAAGGCCCTCACCTTGCTGGTCCGGCGACCTGGTACGCCAACGGCTGGTCGACGCCTTCACCATCGAACGCAGGATGCCGGGACAACGCTTCGCCACCATCGCAAGCTCATGGCCGGCGCAGCCCCTGCACGAATTCACCGACATGCTGCACTGGGACGACGCCCGCGAGCGGGTCTGGCAATCATGGGAACGGGCCAAGGGCGTGTATCCCTACGAGGTAAGCCTGATGGAAGAGGCACTGGACTGGCTGCGGTGGCTACCCATAGGCGAACGGCGCTGCCTGGCCTCATGGGCGCTGGCCTCCGCAAGGGGCCTCAGCGTCCGCGCCATGCTCGATAAACGGCACTGGAGCAGGACTACGTTCTACCGGAAACTGGACCAGGCGGCGCAAGCCATCTCCGATCGGCTCAATGCCCAAGGGGTGGTGGTCCGCACTTTCACGTGAAACAACATCTTGACATTGGGACACTTGGAACCATTAATGCGCCCTTGACCGATAGGCTGATGGTATCCTGTTCACAGGGATATCGCATGCTAACCGCCTTCATGGCGAGTGCTCTCACGGTCTACATCAACAGCACATGATGATCTGTCTATATCAACACATGATGCAATCGCATTGGATGATCGATGCGTCGTTCGTTCGTTGAATGAAATCAAAACAAAAAACAAAATCAAAATAT